CTTGGGATGGATCATCTTGGACGGAAGTTAATGATATGAACACAGCACGAATGAGTAATGGTATGGGAGCAGGTGATAGTAATACAGCTGCTTTAGCCTCTGGTGGAGAGGTAGGTCCACCATTTGTTGCAAATGTTGAATCTTGGGATGGAACAAGTTGGACAGAAGTAAATGACCTAGCAACAGCAAGAGGCTATCACGCTTGTGGAGGAACACCAACTTCAGCCATAGCTACTGGTGGAAGAACTGCTCCAGCTAGTCCAAATTTTACTAATATCGTTGAAGAATTTACAGTAGATTTAGCCGTTAAAACAGTTACAGTAGGATAATATGTCAACATTAAAAAAAATTTTAGGATCAACAATACAAGTCTTAGATGATGATCCAGTTGAATATGCTGGTTCTTGGTCTACTGGTGGTAATTTAAATTCTGGAAGACAGTCTCCTTTTTCTGGTGGAACACAATCTGCAGCCTGGTGTGCTGCTGGTTATACAACTGCAAAAACTGCTCTTAATGAACATTATAATGGAACTTCTTGGACTGAGGTTGGTGATTTAAATAATGCTAGACTTGGAAACTCAGGTGGTGCAGGAACTACCACTGCAGGTTTAGTTGCAGGTGGAGATCAATTTCCATCTCCTAGACAAATATCAAATACAGAATCATGGAATGGTAGTTCATGGACTGAAGTATCAGATTTAAATACAGCTAGACAAGGACTTCAAATGGTTGGCCAAGTATACACTGCTGCTTTAGTTGGTGGTGGATTAAGTAATGATGGAAACAACTATGAAGGTAAAACAGAAAAATGGGATGGATCTTCTTGGACAGAAACTGGAGATTTAAATACTGCTAGATGGGGTATACATGGTTCTGGCACAAGCACGGCTGCATCTTTTAATGGTGGAAATAATTCATCTGGAAACAATGTAGCAAATCTAGAACAGTTTGATGGGAGTTCATGGACTGAAACTACAGACTCCAACAATGTAAGAAGATTAGGAGGATCCTCTGTAAGTTCTCCATATAATGATTTTATAGTTTTTGGTGGTCATGTTGGCAATCCAGAATCTGTATCAGCAACTACAGAGTCTTGGAATGGATCAGCTTGGGCAGAACTTAATGATCTAGGAACAGCTGAAACAAATTTAGGTAGTGCAGGAACATCATCTTCTGGTTTATCGTTTGGTGGAACTCCACAAATATCACAAACAGAAGAATTTTCTTTTCCACCAGCAACATCTACAATAAGACAAGAAGGACAATTATATTTTAAAGGTGGTGCATTAAAAGGTTTTGAAAGAGCGGCTGGGATACCAGCTGGTACTTGGGCATCAGCTGCAAATATGAATACAGCTAGAAGCAGAGGGGCTAATGCTGGAAAATATAATTTAGCTTTAGCTATTGGAGGTTCACCTACTACTGGAAAAACAGAATTATGGGACGGATCTTCATGGACAGAAACTGGG